GCCGTGGCGACGTCCTCAACCTTGCCCCCGTCCGGGGAGAACGCCACCTCAGCGAACCCGGAGTAGGCCTCGGACCCGCCGGTGACCCGCTCGTAGTAGCGGAAGTTGACAACCCGCACCGTCGGGTCCAGGCTGCGGCCGGCGGCGCGCAGGAACTCCTGCCCCGGATCCTTCGTCGAACCGGTCCCGGCGACGTACCCGCGCTTGACCTTCATCTTGGTGTTGTGGCTGAGGGCCGTCTTGGCCTGGCTCTTCCAACCGCCGTACACCGCGCCGGCGGGCACCGAGTCGTAGTCGGTGTCGTCCTGCAGCGTCGGCTCCGGCTCCGGCGGGGTGAACTCCAGGATGCCCCGGATCGGCACCCACACCGGTGAGGCGACGGTGTTGGTGTTGACGTCGGCGCCGTACTTGCCCGTCGACACGCTGACCAGCGGGAGGGTCATCGGATGCTCCTCAGTCGAGCCGGCCGGCGGTAGGCCGGGCCGCGTGGATGTAGTAGTTCTCGGTGCGCTCGTCCCGGCCGATCTGGTCGGGGCCGAGCTGGGTGCCGGACTGGCGGGCGACCAGGCGCACGTCGATGCCGCCGATCTGCAGGCCCGGGCCACGCAGGCCATGCAGCTCGCCATACACCGTGTCGGCCACGCCTGCGGAGGTCCGCGGGTCGGTGGTGCCCCGGATACGGACCTGCAGGCCGACAGTCACATCGTTGAGGACCGGGTGGTCGGTCACCGGGTAGGCGGCCAGGGCGATCGCCCGTTCCGGATCCGCCGGCAGCCCGCCGGTGACGATCGCCGTCTCACCGGCTGCGAAGACCGTGCCGTCGGGCCGCCACACACCCGCGCCGGCGGCGGCCAGCCGCTGGGCGAGGCCGGCCAGCAAGTCGTCAGTCCAGGCCACCTACAGATCCTCGGCGATGTGGTCGGCGAGGAGCCGCAGCACCGCAGCCCGGGCCTGGTTCATCGGATCCTCCAGGTACTTCGCCTTGCGGCCGCCGTCGTGGTGCAGCTGCAGGTCCTCATGCTGGTGGACGGCGTAGGCGGCGGCGTCCCCCCGCCCGAAGGACACAGCGGCGCGCAGCCCGGCCTCGTCCACCGACGCCCGGCCGGAATGCCGCAGATCCTCCGACTCGGTCGGCACCTGAGCGTCGGCACCGGACAGGATCAGATCGGCGCCGGCCTTCAGACCGCGCGCGGCCCCGCCGCGGACCACCCGCAGCGCCTCCTCGCCATGCCACACCAGCTTGGCCACCGGATCAGACCGACCGGCCGAGGATCGCGATGTCGTAGGTCACCGAGGTGCCGGCGGCGCCGTTCGCCACCCGCAGCAGATCGGCGGTGGCCGCGGTGACCGCGTAGGCGGTGGCGTCGCGGGCCACCAGCAGCAGCGCGCCACCCGGCTTGACCTTGATCTTGTCGGTGGCGCTGCCGAACGGCGTCAGGAACTGGTTGGTCGCAGCGCCGCCGACGACCACATCGTTGGTGTTACCGGCGAGCGCGGCCACGTACAGGCCGGTGACGCGGGCGAAAGTGATCGCCACCCCGAACTCGTCGAGGAGCGGCCCGGCCAGGTCATGGTCCTCGGTTGAGGAGGCCGTCAACACCCGCGCGGCGGAGGTCCACACCTTGTCGGCGGTGTCGGCCGCCGTGCCGGACGCCCAGTCGAAAACCTTCGACAAGGCGAAGGGGGCCGTGTCGGTGCCGAACGCGGCCGCCTTGGTGAGGGTCCCCTCAGCCCGAATGGTGATCTTGCTGGTCAGTGGCATGACAAGGGTCCTCTCATCGCAGACGTACCTCGAGGTGGTGGGCGGCGGTGGCGCCGCGGATGGTGGCGACGCTGATCACCGTGGTGGTCTGGCCATCCACGGTGACCCTGGACTCGGGTGTGACCGCCACGCCGGGGCCGAGGAACAGGCGGGACGCGCTGATCACCTGGGCGCCGGCGGCGTCCAACACCAGCTGCCGGTCGGACTCCAACCGGCACGGCACACCGGTCTGCGGCGAGTCGAAGACCGGCCCGTACGCGCCGGCGCCGGCGAACCGCTCGATGGTGGCGGCCTGGCTGAGCAGCGCACCGAAGCCGGTCACGGCCGCGTCCGCACCGTGCCGACGATCTGCCCGTAGGTCCGGCGCAGCTCCCGGCGCTGCTCAGGGGTCACCACCATGCCAACCCGGGCGGCCACGTTGCCGTGGGACTCCCGGTAGTCGCCGATCGCCACGGCCTCCAGCTTCGACGGATTGGCCTGGGCCTCGCCGGCCAGGTCGAACACGACGGACCGGGCCAGCTCCAACTTCCGGTGATCGACCGGCCACCCGTGGGTGTAGGTGACGACCACGGTGGAGTACGGCGGCCTGAACGTGACCGGGCCGGCCGGCCACGGATGCCAGCCGAGACCGCGCCACAGCCGGTCCGCGTACGACGTGAAGTCCGTCACCGCCGATCCGTCCACCGTCACCGCGGACACCGCGGTGACCGGCCGCTCAGGCAGCGTCAGCCACTGCGAACAGGTGCCGAGCAGGGTGGCGTTGTCGGTGGCCTGGATGAGCCGCTGCCCGGCCGCGGCCTGCACGGCGCCGGTAGCGGCCGCGATGTGCAGCGCGGCCGCCGAGGTGTCCAGGTCCGCCAGGGGGATACGAAGGTGGGAGGCGAGCTCCGCCGCGGTGATCAGCGCATCCGACACAGGCACGCCTCCCCTTCGCTAATCCCCGGACCCCGCACCCGGCTCCGAATCGGCCAGGCCCGCGTCAGCCGGCTCGGTTCCGGCCGGCTCGGCCGGCCCGGCCGGCTCGACCGGCTTGCGCGGCTTGCGGCGGGTCTTGGGCTTGGCCACCGCCGGCTCGGCCTCGGCCTCGGTGGGCTCGGGCTCGATGCGGCCGGTGGCCAGCAGCGCGGCGAGCTGCTCTTCCGGCACGTCGTCCGGCACGTCGGCGCCGGCGAACAGGTCCACCGTCGCCCGGCCGCCCGGCACGGCCGTGGTCACCTCGATGCGGCCGTCGACCACTCGGTATCCCATGTCACACCGCCAGGGTGGAGTACTTGCCGTGGGCCTTCTCGTTGCCGTAGGCCAACCCGACCTCGCCGTAGAGCTGCACCCGGTCCTTCGCGCCAGTGCGGGCCAGCGGCTCAGCGAACATGTGGCCCTTGCCGGGCACCTCCAGGAACACCGGCTGGCACTGCTCCATGCTCACCACCGCGAGCTGGTCGCCGGGCATCTGCCGGTCCAGCATGATGTTCAGCCGGCCGAAGTCGGTGTCCACCTGGTCCACCCGCACCCCACCCAGGTTGCCCTGCAGGATCACCTGGACGTAGTTGCCGGCGCCGACGTACGCGGTGGTGACAGCGCGCCGCTGCGCGGAGGGGACGATCAGCGTGGCGGTGGCCATCTCGGAGATGCCGCCGGAGTCGAACACCGCCTGCAGCAGGTCATCCACCAGCGACTTGGACAGCACCTGCCGCTTGCGGAAGGTCACGGTGCCGTCCGCGGTGATGTTCACCGCGGTCCCGCCCCTGGTCGTGGAGACCTTGAAGGAGTTGGCGGTGAAGGTGTCGGCGCTCACGTAGTAGACGGTGTTGATGACCAGCGGGGTCGCGGTGCCGACCGAGGTGAAGTTGATCTCGTCGTTGATCGCGAGGCCGTGGCCGGTGGCCGCGATCAGGTCGGTGGCCGCGGTCGCTGACGCGCCGGCGCCGTTCGGGACGACCGCGGAGCCGTCGAGGGCGTTGGTGGTGATCGCGGTCATCAGGCCGCGGGTCTTGCGGGCGGTGGTGTTGTCCGTCGGCAGCTGGTAGGCGCCGTTGAGCAGCGAGTAGTTCACGTCCCGGGCGATCTGCTTGAGCATCTGCATGGTCTGCCAGTCCAGCTCCTGCCGGACCGGGTTGATCGCCTCGTTCGCCAGGCCGGCGTGCTGCCCGACCGCGGCCTGCTTGGTGTAGGTGACACCCACCGCTTCCTGGTGGATCTGGCAGACGTTCTTGACCTGCGCCCGAACCCGCTCCTGCTCGGTCGGCGCGTCCTGACCCTCCAGCACCGCCGGCTGCGCCGCGGCCCGCAGGTCATACACCTGCCACTCGAACTCGACGCTGGTGGCCTGCCCGCCGCCGGACAGGCCGCCGATCGCAGACAGAAACGCGGTGTCCGCCGGGGTGAGGCCGATCAGCGCACCGGTGTAGTTGGGCAGGGTGTAGGTGGTGCCCAGAGCGGTGATCCCCGCCATGGGGAACTCCCTTCGAGTGGGGCACTACCTGTGCCCGGGGGTTACTTGGGTACGAGCTTCTGGTTCTCCAGCGAGATGACCTTGGTCCATTCGCCGGCCTTCTTCGCCGCGGCGATCTGCTCATCGATGCCGGTCGGTGCGTGGCCGCCCTGCGACGGGTCCGGCTTCGGGCCGGTCCGGCCGGGCGTCTTGGCCAGGTGCGGCTTACGGGTCAGCAGCTCGGCCAAGTCGGTTTTGATCTTGTCGGCGTCGACCTCGCCGGCGTCGTCGGCGTAGCCGGCCAGGTCCAGGAACGCGGCCGCGTCGGCCGGGTCGGCGAACGTCTCGGCGGCCAGCGCCCGCACCTCGGCGCGGACAGTGCGGGTCAGCAACGCCGCGGCGCGCTGCTCGGCGGCGGTCGCACGGTCGGAGGCCTTGTCTGCTTCCGACTTGTCGCGGTCCTCGAACTGCTTGACCTGCGCCGCCAGCTCGCGGGCGGCCTTCTGCGCCTCCCGGGCGTCCTTGCGGGCCGCGGCCAGCGCCTTCTTGGCGCCCTCGGGAAGTGCGTCCTCGCCCGTCGCGGGCGGATCAGCCGGAGAATCCGCCGGAGGCGGCGGCGGGTCGGCTGGCGGGTCGGCCGGTGGTGCGGTGGTCGGGTCATCAGCCATCGCGGCTGCTCCTTGTATTCGCCCCGCCCTCGCGGCAGGGAGGTCTCAGACGGCACGGAGTAGGCCTGTCAGCCCCGGCCGATGCGGACAGGGATCGCGACGAACGACAGCGCCAGCAGGAACAGGCCCAGCGCCACCAGATCTACGTGCGGGATCGCCTCGCCCATCAGGCGCAGAACGAACTGCAGCGCGAAGCAGATCGCGGCCAGGATCGCCATCATCGGGTGCCTCCTCCTATGCGATGTAGCCGAAGCGGCGCAGCAGGCGCAGCGCCTCATCGCGGTCTCCGGCGGCTTCGCGGTAGATCTGCTCGGGCATGAGCCGGACCCCGCCGCGGCGCGCCTTGATCCCCTCGGTGGTCAGCTTCCGCTCGCCAGCGACGTACATGCCGCGGTGCGCGTTGACGACCTTGCCCATGTCGGCGCCGGCGGCGATCGCCTGGGTGTCCGCCCGGGACAGGCCGTGGACATGGCCGGCGTCGAACAACGCCCGCGGGTCGGTGCGCACATCCCCGGCCCGGTCCTCGGTCGCGGGGACGTGGACGCAGTCGCAACGCGGGTGCCGGGCGAACCCGGCCGACCACCGGTAGTGCCGGCCGGCGAGGATCGCGCAGCGGGCGCACGTGGGCGGGTTGGTGATCCGGACGTAGCCCATCCGCGGCCGGGTGACGATGTCCAGGCCGGTCGCGACCCGGCCGGCGTCGGCCACCTGCACCTGCACGATCCGCGCCAGGTGCTCCTCGCCGACGGTGAGCGCGTCCTGGACGGCCATCCCCGCCGCGGTGCGGTCCTTGACCGTCTGGATCGGCTGCCACAGCAGAGCCTCGAGCGGACGCCCGTCGGAGGCCACGCCGGCGAGCAGCCCGATGACCACCGCGGCGTCCGCGGCGGCGCCTTGCTGATCGGCCGCCCGGGCCGCGTACTCGGCGCCGCCCTGCGCCGCGAGCAGCTGCCCGTGGGCGAGCGCCGCGGCGGCCCGCAGCAGCAACGCCATCCAGTCGCCACCCGGGTCCCGCCGGCCCAGCGTCGCCCAGGATGCCAGCAGCCAGGCTACGACCTGGTTGGCGAGCGCCCGCTGCCGGGCCAGTTGCGCCCGGGCCAGCTCGAGCAGATCCAGTTCCACCGGGCTAGGCGGGCGGCGGGACCGGGACCGGCGGCGGTTGCGGCGCCGGCGGTTGGCCGGTGTTCGCGAACGCCTCCAGGCTGCCGATCCCGAGGTTGATCTGGTTGGCCTGCCGGCGGTCCCGCATCCGCCGGCGCTGACCGTCGGTGTACCCGAGGTCCTCCTGCGCCTGTTCGGTGTCGATGATCTGCTCGGTGTGCAGCTTCACCGTCGCATCGGCCTTCTGCGCGATCGTCGGCGTCGAGGCGTTGCGCCACTGGGTTTCCAGCCGCCGCAGCCGCGGGTCCACATCCCCGGCCTGCAGCCGCCGCACCAGCCGTTGCACCAGCTCCCACGCCCCGCCGAAAGCGCGCTGTTTCCGTTCTGCGCGTTTGACCAGCCTGGCCTCACTGGAGCGGATCGCGTCCGCCGACGTCGGATTCTCCGAGGTCATGCCCAGGTAGTGCGGCGGCAGACCGGCGATCGAGGCCACGAGCTGCGCCAGCGTGTTGATCGTGGAGTGGTAGTTGCTCAGCGACGTGGCATCGAGCTGCACAGCCGTGGCGTTCGGGTCGTCAATGGTCCACAGGCGCTCCATGACCGCCTGCATCTTGGTGACCGCGTTGCCGTCCTGGTCCTTCAGATCGTCCGGGCCGATCCCGAAGATCGCGCGCAGCGGCAGCGCATGCCCCTCAGCGGCCACCATCATGTCCGTGGCGATCTTGCTCGCGGCATCCGCCAGCGGCACCACCGGCGCCAGATCCGAGCGGCCGTACCGGCCCGCCAACTGCATCCCCCGGCCGTTGGACCACCGCACCGGGTTCACCGGCCCGTACAGCATCCGCGGCCGCGACGACAGGCGGGCCCGGTTGACGATCGGCGCCACCAGCACCTGGCCGACCTTGTGAGCGTCCCGGTCGATCTCCCGCCACGCGCCGCTACCCCGGTCGTACCAGATCGTCACATCCGGCAGGTACAGGGTGGCGTACTCCTCCAACGCCCGGGCGTAGGAGTCGGTGTCCCGCCAGCGGCGCAGCGCCGCATCCACAACTCGGGTCCGCGGGTCGATGTGCGCGAACATCTCCAGCGGGCTTTCGACCGTCACCAGCGGCGTCGCCTCATCGGCCTCGTTGCTCCCGACGGCCACATACGACCGGCCCATCACCAGCGCATCGACGTGCGCGAGCTGCGACTCCTCATCCAGGTCGTTGGCCTGCCACACCCGCCACATCTCATCATCGCCGGTGTCCTCATCGGGCAACGCGAACCCTTCAACGTCCAGGCGCTCCTCCACGCTGTCCACGACCAGCTGCGGCCACGCGATGAGCACCGGCCGGATCCGGTCCGCCACCTCGGCCAGGATCTCCGGGTGCATGTACGCCAGCGGCTGCTCCAGCTCGTAGTAGGCGTCATACGCCTCCAGCTGCGGCCGGTCCGCGTCGTGCAACTGGCCGAGGTAGACGGCGATGTCACCGGGCTCCGAAGGCAGGCCCATCGCTCACCTCATCACCGTCATCGTGGCGCGCCTCTTCCGTTTGAACTCCCCTGCGGCGATCGCGTCCAGCCGGGCCTGCCAGCTCAACACCCCGCACATGGCCAGGTCCATCCGCAGCGGGGAGCCGCGGCGTTCTTTCTCGATCGTCCACAGCGGCAGGCCCTGATCGTCGGTGACCGGCAGCTCCCGCTTGCAGGCGTGCCCGATGTGCGCGGCGAACTCCGCGCTGCCGTCGTGGGACAGTTCGCCGGCCTTCATCGCCGAGTAGTAGGCCCGGCACGCGTATCCCATCTTCCGGGTGTTGCGGGAGTCGGTGTACCAGGCCAGGACCTTCTTCGGGCCGTACTTGCCGGCCCACCGGGCCAGCCCACCATCCCAGCCCTGCGCCGGGTCGCCGTACAGCCGCACCAGCGTCCAGTGCTCGGCCACGTGGTCCACCGCGGCGTCGACCTCGTCCTCGGGGACCTCCCAGCCGTCGCTGCCGTCGTGCTCCCACACCTTCACCACCTGCTGGTGGCCGTCGATGTCGGTGACCACCAGCCCGGTGGAGTCCCGCCACCGGCTACCGTCGAACCCGGCCGAGACCGGATCGCCCTTGGCGATGACGAACCCGGCCTTGGCCAGCTTCTTCCACCGCACCAGGTCGAACGCCTGCCGGGCGCCCTGCCGCCGCCGGTTCAGCCACACCCGCTCGAAATACGGCCCGGCACCGCGCTCTTTCGCTGCCGTGTACAGCCCGGCGATCGCCTCGACCTGACCGTCGAAGTCCTCCCAGCCGGCGATCGCCGGCCCCGAGGCCTCCCGGATCGCCGCGCGCAGCTGCTGCGGGTCGTCCAGGTCCTCCCCCTCGCGCGGCGTCGCCTCGCGGTGGAAGAAGAAGTACGTCGGGTCCGCCACCTTGCCCTTGGCGATCTTCTCGGCCAACTCGTGGGCCGACTCCATCACCGACCCCTCACCGGGGGCGTAGGAAGTGGAGGTTTCGTGCGTCCACGCGTCGGCGGCCGAGCGCTTGGGGATGTTCTGCAACATCGTCTCGTGCGCCGCGATGTGCCGCGGCAACTTCAGCCGGTGCGACTCATCGACGTGCTGGTGGGTGGTGAGAGCGCCGTCCTTGGAGTCCGGTGCGCCGGCCAGCGCCACCGCCTTTCCGTCGGCGCGGCCGCGGTGATCCAGCCGCAGAATCCGGTCCAGGCCGACGTCGAACAGGTCCGCGTCCGGGCCTTCGGAACAGACCACATACAGGACCTTGTAGGCCAGCTCCTCGGTCTGCTCCTCGGTATAGGCGATCATCGGGATGTACGGATCGGCCACCGGCCGGCCAACCGGCTGCCAAGACCGGCCCACCCACCGCCACCCGTCGCAGCGCACCGGCGCCTCAGGATGCAACTCGGCGTACGCGATCTCCGCGGCCAACTCGGTCTTCGCGGTGCCCTTGCGCAACGAGACCACGCACCGCTTGTACCGGCGCCGGCCGGCCCTCGGGTGATCGCGGGGGAACACCTCATACATCCGGTAGACCAGGCCGCGTTTGTCATCGTCCAACCGGTACGGCCGGCCCTTGAGGTCCCCCGGCCCGTGCACCGCGAGGTCCTCCAGGAACTCGCACACCTGCGGGCCGAGAGTGGGCCACGGCTTGCGGTCCGCCGGCGGCACCATCAAGGTGCCCACCGACTACACCGCCGACAGGTGCGCCCGCGGATCCTTCCCGCGGCCGGAGCTGCGGCCGCGGGCGCGCGCGGCCGGCGCCGGCGTGCCATCCGCCGCCCGCTCGATCTTCCACTGCAGCGACCGCCGCGACATCGGCGAGAGCCCGAACTCGCGGCGGTGCAACCGGATCTCCGCCGCCAACCCCCGGTCCGGCCCGCGCCAGAACAGGTCGACCAACTCGGCCAGCATCAGCAGCCCGTGCACATCCGACTCGTCGTACTCCGGCGCCATCGGCGAGGCCCACAGCTCCGCCCACCACGCCACCGTATTCACCTGCCACGACTGGCCATCCGGCCGATCCGGCAGATCCACCTGCCGCGGCCGCACCGGCCGGGCCAGCGTCGTCGCTGTCGAGGACCGGTTACGCCGCGCCCGGGTGGACGCGTCCTTCGCCGGGGGGCCAGGCATCGTGTTCCCTTCCCGCCGGCGTCGCGCCGGCCCGATCAAGCACGGGCGCGTCGCGCGCCCGGCCGGGGTTCAAACCCTGCAACCCGTACATCCGAAAAAGCGCCTCCCCGGCGGTCCCGGGTCCACCCGACCGGGGGGTCACCCCCCAGGGCCACCCTCTCCGCGGCCGTTGGCGGCACGCAGGTCAGCGAGTTCGACATCCTCAGCAGCGCGGATCATCCCCAATCGCTCGATCCAGGACATGCCCTCACCGAACGCCATCCGCAGCCCGACACCACCTTCGGCATCGACGTACTTGAGCAGCACCACCACGTCAGTAACCAATGCGCTCTCATCCAGGCCGGACTGCACACCCAGCTTGTTGACCAGGTCACCCAGATCCAGATCGGTCACCTGGCGTGCCACCCTCCGGGCTGATGTTGGGCGGTGGCCTGCTTGTGGTGCAGCCCGCATAGCCCGCGGCCATGGGCCGGATCGTTGGGATTGGCGCCGCTGGCCACCAGATCACGCCTGCTGAGGGGATGGTGGTCGGCATCGGTGGATAGCTGATCGCAACCGTCAGGCCAGGTGCAGAACAGGTCACGACGGAGTACCGCGCGGCGGAACCGATGATGCGGCCGGCCGGTGTAGCCGCGTTGGCCGGCGGTACCGCGGGCCAGGTCAGCCGCACGCTGATGCTCCGCGCACCGGCCAACCGCCACGACCTCCGGACAGCCCGGCACCGAGCACGTCTTGTTCAGCCTCGGCATGGCAGACCCCGGAGACGACGATGCCCGGCCGCTTGGTGACCGGGCTGCGGGCATAGATCGTCCGCCTGCAGCTGATCGTTCGCTACTAAACACCGCGGTGTCAAGCCGCCCCGCCCTGCGCCTGTTCGGCGGCCAGCGCGACGGCGTCGCGGCCGCCGAGGATCTGCGAGACCCGGCCCTTGGTCACCCCGGCCAGCTCGGCCAGCTCGGCCACGCCCATGCCTGGGTGCTCGGCGCGCAACGCCTCCACAACAGCCCGGCGTAGCGCCGCCTCAGCGCGGCGCCGCTGGTTGTCGTCGTAGACGTCGAGGATCTCGCCGACCTGGTACACCGGGCGCCCGGCCACATCGGTGCCGCGTTCGGCGATGCGGCCGCGGGCGGCGTAGCCACGGATCATCGCCTGCGTGATCGGCTTGCCCAGCGCCGACGCGGCGCGGCCGATCAACTCGGCGTGAGCCAGCACATCACGGGCCGACTCCAGCAGCCACGCCCGCCGCTCGGCGGCCAGGTGCTCGCTGCCGCACTCCGGGCAGCGGATCCGCTCGGCCCCGGGCAGCGCGTACAGCTCGACCTGGCAGCGGTCGGAGCATCCGAACACCGCGGCGACCACCTGCGTAGCGATGGTGACGGCGCCGCACTGGCCGGCGTACCAGCGCGGCTCGGCCCGGTCGATCGCCCGGCGGGCCAACGCCACCGCGTACCGCAACTCCTCCGACGCCTCCACCGCCTCCGGGCGGTGCCGCAGCCACTCCACATGCCGGCCGGCAAGGAGCCACCGCGCGGCGACGGTGGCGACCGCCACGGGGTCATCCGCAGCGCGCGGCAGCACCGCGGCGCGTTGCGCCACCAGGTGCGCGCAGGAAGCGTGCGCGCACGAACCACACACCGGGCCGGCGTGCAACCTGGTGCCGTCCAGGCCGCGCTCCTCCGCGACGTGCCGCGCCCAGCTGGCCACCGTGCCCGCCAGCGTGGCCAGGTCGCGACCGACACCCAGGTCGTACGGCAGCGGCGGCTCGGCCGCCCGCCGCGTTGGACCGCCGCGGTCACCGGTACGCGCCTGCCGCGACCACGTCGTCACCAGCTCCGACGCCAACGCCGGCACGTCGCCCACGTCCCCCTCCAGCCAGCGAGCGTGCTCAGGGCAGATGTACGCCTGATCCGGCACCGGACGGTCGCAGCCGTCGACCGCGCACAGCGGCCGGCCCTCATCGGCGGTCACGACCGGCACCCCGAACACCGGTCGCCGGCGTCGGCGTGGCGCACGGTGTGGTCGATGACCCCGCACACCCAGCACGCCAGGTGACCCTGCGCGCCGCCGCGGCGCTTGGCCGGCTCCGGCCGGGGCCAGGACGGGCAGGTGACCGGATGCGGCAGGTGCCCGAGGGCATCAGCCCAGTCCGACCACGGCTCACCCATCGCCACCAGCTCGGCCGCCTCGTACGCCCGGCCCTTGAGCGGGATCAGCAGGCCGCGCTGATCCGGAGTCGGATTCAGCGGGATGTTCCGGCCACGCCTGGTGCTCACCCAGATCACCGGCCGGGAACAGTGCGGGCACGCCGACCGGCGGGTCAGCGGCCGCGCCGGCGCCGCGGTAGCCGAGCGGCCCGGCGCCGGCGGGGCGGCGGCCCGGCTACGCCACCTCGGACACGTGGCCGGATGCGGCCCATACCGCGGATCGCCGACATGGTCCTCCAGATCCTCGTCGACCAACTCGACCAGCCGCAGCGCGCGGCCACCGACGACGTAGTACACCCCGCGCTCCGGATCCGGCTGCGGATCGAGCGCCATCGTCGCCCCAGACGCGGTAGTCGCCCACAACACCCGAGCCCCGCAGCCAGCCGGGCACTTGCCCCGCTGGTACGGCGAGGGAGCGGCGGCGGTCACGGCGCCCCCCGTGGTCGGCCCCGACCGGAGCGTTTCGCCCGGCCAGTTCCAGCTCGGTCACCTGCAGAGCCAGCCCGTCCCGTCCCGACCCGACCCGACCCGGTAGATCTGGATCCGGTGGGCAGGTGATCTGCAGATCCGGCCGGGTGCGCGGGGTCCGGCTGGGCGCCGGGTCGCTGATGGTCGGCCGGGTGGTCTGCGGGGGCGACCGGTGGCCCTGTGTCGGGCCGTGGCGGGGTCCCGCTGGGTGCGGGGTCGCTCGGGTGCGCGTGATCCGGCTGGCTGCCGGGTCGCAGATCCTCGGTCGCGGTGACGGTATGGCCGTGCTCGGCGAGGAACGCCGCGGTGATCTTGCTGTAGTAGGGGCTGGGCGGGGCCGGGCGCAGCGGGTACCGCTGGTCGGCCTCGGGATCGTCGCGGCGGCCGGCGTTACACGCGCCGCACGCCACCACCAGCGTGGAGACCGTACCGGGCTTACCCGGCACCCGGTGATCGTAGGTGCCGGCCAGAGCGCCCCGGCGGGCACGCCAGTTCGCCACCCGGCCGCAGTACCGGCACCCGTCGCCGTCGCGGAGCCGCACCGGCACCGTCAACGCCGGATTCGCCGCGTCGGCGCGTTGCTGCCGCTCCCAGTCGATCTCCGCCCGCAACCGCATGTGCAGGAACTCCGGGTCGTCCAACAGCCGCCACCGGCGCGCGCCGGCGCCACGGATCGGCTTGAGGTAGCCGGCTTTGCGGGCCAGCTCCAGCAGACGCTCGGTGTGCGCGCCGCCGAGCAGCCACGCCGTGCCCTCCTCCAGCACGTAGTCCGTGGTGTGCCCGGCCGCCTGCAGGTAACAGCGGACCATGAACCCGCACACCTCGTTCACCGACCTGTCGTCAGAGCCCGGCAGGCCGTGGACACGCATCACCACCGGGTGCGTGGCGCCGTTGTCTCCCGCCTTCAACCACGACATCAGATGGCCGCCGGCGTGGATCTTGCGCGGCGGCAGGCGATGCCGAGAGTCGGCGGCGACATGGATCCCCCGAGAGCAACGCAGCAGACGGGTGGCGGGGTGCAGCGGGCGCGCGGCCCGGACCGGTCCGGACGCCGCCGCCGGCGAACGCGCCACCGCCGCAGGACCGCGCATCACGCCGACACCGCCCCGCCGGCGCCGGCGACCCGGCGCTGCTGGTGGTACCGCGAGTCCAGCGCCCGCAACTCATCCGGGACCGGCCGGCCGTGGTACCGCAGCCGCTCCCGCTCCGCGTGCGCCCGACGCAGCACCTCCATCCCACCCGGCGGACCGAAGTACCACGCCAGCAACTCCACGGCCGGCCGCGAATCGTCGACCATCGCCGCGAGGAGCACCGCCAACACCTCCGCCGGCGCCACATCCGACGGGGCCGACACCCGGTACACCGCGTCGAAGACCGCCCGCACCGCCGCCGGGCCCTCATCCCGGACCGCACCAACCAGCCGCGTCGCCCACGGCACCAGCGCCTGCGCGTACCCCTCCCGGTCCATCAGCACACCTCCCGGCACCCAGCCGGGCACAACACCACATACGACGGCACCCCATCCGCGCCGCGCCGCGACGCCCACACCGCCTCAGACCGGCCACACACAGGGCACGCGCCGCTCCAGGTCACCAGACCCGGCGCCGGGCCGGCCACGACCCGCACGGCCGCAACCGCGAACACCCTGGCCGCGACCCCGGCCAACGCCCTACCCAGACCCGGCGGTGACCACGCGAGAATCCCGATCACCGCGTCGCCTCCCACCGTCCATACAGGACAATCCGCCGATCGGCGCGCACCTGATCGGCGGCCACCTGCCGCCGGCGTACCTGCTCCTCCGACACGAACGGCTCCAACACCAGATCGATCAATTCGTCGACCGTCAGCCCGCCGAACAAGCCGAACAGCGCCCGCTCAGGAGTCCCCGGCTGCCGCTCCTGCGCCCGCGCCACCAACCGCTGCCGCAGGAGCGCCCCGGCCTCCTCCCGCGGCGTCACCGCGCCAGCTCCCGGTCCGGATACTCATCCCATGTGCGACCGTCCAGCACGCGGCCAGCGGCCTTCTTGCCCAGGCGGGCCACTATCTGCGCGCCACCAGGTTCGGGCACGGCCCACTCGCTCCACTGCTTGAACAGATACGCCACGCCGAACGCCTGGCACTGGTCGCGCAGGGAGCGAGCCCAGTCGGGATGCATCGGCCGGGCGCCCGGCCCGGACTCGCCGCCGGCGACGACCCAGTCGACGAACCCGGCCGACCCGGGGTCGGCATTGGCCCGCGCGACGGCGCGGAGCAGGCCCGCCATCGCCGCCGAGGTCTGCACCGTCCACGTGCGACGGTCACCGCCGCACAACGTCGCCGACGGCACCAACCAGTCCGGCGACAGCACGACCGGCCCGAGCAGCGGCTCGGCGCTGACCCACCGGACCGCGGTCGGAGTACCGAGCAGCACTGGGATGCGGATGTCCGCCCACTGCTGGTCCTCCACCGACACGCCCAGCCACACGTTCGGGATCGGCCACGCATCGGTGAACTCGGCCGGGGTGTTGTCCAAGGTCGTCAGCGCGCACGCCTCGGCCCACACCGCCAGCCGGAACCCCTCGGATGCCAGCAGCGACCGCATCCGCCCGTGCCGCTTGGTCAGCACCTGGAAGGTATGCCGCGGCGCGAGCAGCATCACCGCGAACACCTCGGCTATGAACTCATCCGGCACGCCAGCGTGGAACAGGTCGGACATCGAGTTGACGAAGATCCGCCGCGGCCGCCGCCACTTCAGCGGCTGCAACAGCCGCGCCGGCGCCAGCCGCACCTCACCGGTGAACTTCCCGTCCCGGGCCAGCCCCGCGTACAGCGGATGCACCGACAACCGACCCGACGCCTCCCGGGCGGCATAGCAGTTGTCGCACCCCGCGGAGACGTGCGCACACCCCACCACCGGATTCCAGCCCGTCCGGTCACCCATCGCCGTCACCACCCGCGCAGCACGCCGCGATCCACCCCGGGCCGGCGTGATCACGGCGGATCGGCGTACCCCCGCCGAACACATCCCCGCACCGGTCGCACACCCCCGGGAACCTCGACGCCACCCACCCAGGCCGGCGAAGCAACACCGCATGCCCAGCGGCGACCTCCGCGGTAACCCGGTGCTCAGCCCCGTTGCAAAACGCGCACCACTCGGGCCGCATCTCGTGCACACACACCGACGCGCCTGCGGTCTCAGGCATGGTCGGCTCCCCACTGCGGCACCGCATCGGATGCAGCCGGGTCGTAGCCGTAGGACAGCACCCGCTGGATCCGGCCGGTCAGCCAATCCATCGGCCGCCACAGGTAGGTCTCCACACCGTCCGCGACGGCCAGCGCGTCCAACCAGCGCACCTGCCCCGAAGTAGGCCGGCCCGCCTCCGTCTTCAGCTCCACCACGATCAGCCGGCCGTGACCGGCCAAGATCAGATCGCAGAACCCGGCATCACCCTCGATCGGCGTCCGCCAACCACGGGCCGTACGGGCCGCCCGGGCGTGATTACGCAACCACCCCCACACCATGGCCAGCTCGAACACCTGATCCTGCAACGTCTTCTCCGACATGGCACGTGCGAGCACCGCCAGCGCGCCGGGCCGCCCGATGACCGCCCGCGGCCGCACGGGTTCGGCCACCGGCGCCGGCACCGGCGCCGGCGCCGGCGCCGGCGCCGGCCGCTGGGCGTGCTGGTCGCACAGCCGCACCGGCCCTATGTGATGGCAGACCACCGAGCACACGCAGCAATGGCCGCCACCGAGCCGGACCGTCGTCATGCCGCCCCCTGCTCATTCGCGAGGCATTGCCCGCACGGGTACGGCCCGCCGGTTTGGCCGAACCTGGAATGCGCGGCGCACCAGACCTGGCCGAGGAACTCCACGCCGCCAGGATTCAAGGCCAGGACCGCGAGACCGCGGGCGAGCGCAGCGAACGCCTTGGCCGACTCCCCCCGCTTCTTGCTGCGGAACAGAATGACGTCGCCGCGCTCCTCGACCGCCGGGCCGGCGTCCTCACGCCAGGCCCGGACCATCTCCTGGCGCACCTCGCCGGCCAGCACATCCAACTCATCCAGACACTTCGGAATGGCCAGGGTGAGCATCCCCTGCAGCAACGGCTGAGTGGCTGCCCAGTACGCGGCCCGCTGCTCCGCGTCGCGGATCGGGTCGTACCGCATCGCCTCAGTCACCCCGGCCACCGCCCGCGGCCTGCTCCAGATCGCCGGTGCTCCACCGCTGGTGCGCCGACTGCTTGGTGATCCCCGCGACGCGGCCGATCTCGGTCCAGGAGTAGCCGTGCCCGCGCAACCCGGTCACGCCCTCCTGGATGGCCTCGCCGAGCTGGTCGACCAGCGCGATCATGTCGGCCAGGCCCTCGACGTCACCGGAGGCGATCCGCCGGCCATGCGCCGCCACAGCCCGCCTGACGAACGCCGCGTAGTCGTCGTTCTCCACCACCCGGCGGCGCCGCGGAGGGCGGGCAGGCGTCAGGGCTGGGCTGACGTTCGGCGGCCGAAACGGCGAGGGTCCGGGGAACGGGTGGCCGCTCACGCGGAGGCCGTCTCAGGGGCTCCGGCGGCGCGCGCCGGGTCGTACTTGGCGAGCAGCGCCAGCTCGGTATCGGTCGGCTCGTACCCCAGGTGCCCCAGGTGCTCGAGATAGCCGTGGGCGATCGAGCCGCCGCCGTTGGACCAGCCCCATTCCTCGGTCAGCGACCGCGCCTGGTGCGGCATGTCCACGAGCAGCGCGGCGGCGTAGATGGCCTGCACCAGCTGGGTGTTCGTCCACCGCTCATCGATGTGCTGCGTGAGCGTGCGCAGCGCCAGATTTACGTCGTCCTCATCCTCACCCGCCTCGGGTAGCTGCACACCGAGCAGCTCGGCCAGCGCGACAGGGTCGGTCTCCATCTCGCCGAGCAGGAACGCGCGCAGGACCTCGGCGAGCATCTCCGCCTGCACGGTGGCGGCCGGCTTGCGGCCGCGGACCAGCTCGGTGAGGAACGTCCGGCGGCAGCTGTCGGCCACCTCCAGGCCCTCCCGCAGCGCCGCCACCTCGGCGGCCCGGGCTTCCGCGTCCGCCGCGGAGGCCAGGCGCGCTTCCTCGTCCTCCACCGGCGCAGGCCGGGCCGGGTCCTCCCACTCCTCCACCGGCCGGTGCGCCTGCGGCTGCGCGCACGCCGGGACCAGCTCGCTGCCGTCATCGACCAGCACATGGTGCTCACAGCTGGTCGCGTGCGCCTCGATCGCCTCTGCGGTGAACGCCAACCCGGCCAACGCCTTCACACCGTCGCCCGCACCCCACGTCCAACCCGCCGGCGCCTCCGACGCAGGCACCACCCGGACACCCTCAGTACGGGCAGCCTTCACCCGCTTGGCGTGCTCCGCGCTGCGCACCTTCTGCTTCCGGTAGTGCGCCGCCCACCCGCTGAACTGCGCCGTGCCCGCGTACGCGCTCAGGTTCTCCAGCACGACGCTGTCGCCGGCGAACTCAACCAGCGCAGCGGCCTCGGCCAGGCTCACCTGGTGCATGTGGACCTTGTCCTGCAGCTGCTCCGGCAGCTTCTTCAACGCGATCCGCTGGTCGACCGTGGCCTTCGACCGGCCGATCGCCTTCGCGATCGCCGCCGGCTTCAGGTCGAACTCCAGTCGCAGCTGGCTGTAGGCGTCTGCCTCCTCCATCGGCGAGAGGTCCGACCGGTGCAGGTTCTCGACCAGCATCGCCTGCAGCTGCACCGAATCACCGTCCAGGTCAACGCGGATCAGCGCCGGCACCACATCCAGGCCAGCCTGGCCAGCGGCCTTCACACGCCGATGCCCGGCGATCAGCCGATACACCCCCTCGGCCGAGCCCGGGGCGACCACCACCGGCTCCAACACCCCGTGCGCCCGGATACTCGCGGCCAGCTCGCCGACGTCGCCGAGAGCCCGGCGCGGGTTGTGCGGGTGCGGCTCCAGCTGCCCCAGCCGGATCCAGTCCAGGGCGATATCCACCGTGCTCCTCCGTGTCGGATTCATGTCTTCGCTCCAGCGCTTTGCGCGAGCCGATCCGCGGCGTCCCACGTCACGCCCAGCAGACCGGCCAGCTCACCGGCGGACCCGCCCCGAGCGAACACCCGGCGGGCCACCTCCAACCGGTCAGCGCGGCTCAGGCTGCGCGGGCTCGCGCCGGCGGCCGACAGGCCACCCAGGACCGCCAGGACCGAGGTCTCGTCGTGCACCACCACCAGCGCCGCCGGCGCCGGCGGGCGGGGGCCGGCCGCAACCACGCCAACAGGCGAGGAGACGACCGGCCCCCCTTTCTCGGCCGGGGGGACAGGGTCCCGCGTCTCAGCTGCGGGAGCTGCACCGGACAACCCCGCCGAAGCGGAGGCCGGCTTCCCTACCCTGAGCGTCCCCCCTCTATGTGGGAGTCCCATGCTGGCGCGGTCGTCCGCGCGGATCGTCTCCTCCCAGCACGTCCCGCACGCCACCCCACCCAACCGGCCGGCCGGGCGTCGGGCGTGCGCGCCGGCGCACCGGCCCGACGCCGCCCCGGCCAGCCGATGCAGCGGGCCGAAGTACTCCGGCTCCGGCTCCCGGTCCGGCCGGCGCTGCTGCGGCTCCTGACCCCTGCCCGCCGCGCGACGGGCAGCGCGGATCGCCGCCAACGCCCGCGCCGCGGAGATCCGCCCGGCCTCCACCCGCTCCAGCGTCTCCTCGTCCAACTCCAGCAACGCCAGCCGATCCGAGACATGCCCTTCGGCGTAGCCGGTCCGCCGCGCCACCTCCGCCACCCTCAAACCGCGGTCCCGCAGCCGGCCGAACGCCCGCGCCTGCTGCACCGGCCCCGGCGCCCGCCGCACCCCGTTGACGGCCAGGCCGACCACCGTGGCGTCCGAGCCTTCCCGGACCGGCCGGCACGGCACCCGCCGCACACCCACCAGCCGCGCCACCGCCGCCCGGTGATGGCCATCCACGATCTGCCACCGGCCGTCGCCGGCGTCCTCCACCAGCAGCGGCTGCACAATCCCCACCGCCACGACCGACGCCGTCAGATCCGTGAGGTCACCCAGCGGCCCGGCCTCCGTCGGATGGTCCAACAACGTCGACGGATCCAGCCACAACAGACCGGAGGACGCGGGCGAGGTCACCGCTCACCCTCCGATGTGGACTCACGCGTGTGCGCCGGCGACTCGACCGTCGCCGGCACGATCGCCGCGGTGAACCGGTCGCCCATCGTCATCAGCACCATCCGGCCCGGCCCGGCGAAGCGCATCTGCAACGGGCCGCGCTGCCGCACCCGGCCGATGTCCGCCAAATACCGGGGGGTGAACGCGATCTCCCCGACCGGCCGCGGCGCCGGCACCTTCGCCAACAACGCCGCCACCCCGGGGAAGTCCACGCTGCGATGGTCGAAGCTGGCCGTCACCGCCGGATAGCCCGAGTCCGCGTGGCGCTCCACGATCAACCGCCCGCCCGGGCCGGTCATCGCCGTCACCATCAGCGGCACCCGGGCCCGCTTCTTGGCCAGCTTGAACATCTTCACGAGCTGCTTGGCGTCCGGCAGCGACAGGTTCAGCTGCCAGGCGCCCGGCTCGCCGGCGCCCCAGTTGGTGAACAGGTCATCCTCGGCCGGCACCTCGAACGGCGCGTCGTCCGGCTCCCACCGCGACCACCCCAGCCGAGACCGGTCCGTGGCGTAGGTGTGCAGGCACTGCCCGTCCCACTCCACCCGCACCACGAACAGGTCCGGGACCTCCTCATCGGGGCAGGCGAACGGGACCACATCCGCGACGCAGCCGACCAGCTCACCGGTTGGCACCCACAGGTCGAACATCAGCCCTCCGCCGCATCAGACTCGCCCGCGATCGGCAGCTGCCCCGGGCACGGCGCCGCCAGATCCACCGACGCATCCAGGTCCTCAACCGGCCAGCCGAACAGCGACGACTCCAGCTCAGCCACGGCTACCACCCCGCGGGTTCCGCCCGAACCACTGCCGCGCCTCGCCCATCGACCGGCCCCGCGCCGAGAAACTGGCCTTGGTCGAGGTGATCTCCCGGCGCAGCGACGCCGGCAGCCGGTCCCACCCCGGCCGGCAGCAGAACAGCCGGTACGGCACATCCGCGCCACACCCACACGGGCACGCATGCGGCGGGTTGTCCAACTCGGCCGGCGCGGTGTCAGCCACGGCCGGCCCCCTCCGGCAACGCGGTCCAAACCCACCGGCCGCCGGCGGCGGTGATCAACGACGCCCGGTACCGGCCAGGGCGAACCGGCGGACCGTCCAGGCCGGCGAGGTAGGTGTGCAGCTCGCACGTCAGCAGCGCGTCATCCAACCGCTCCCGGAGCGGATGCCGGACCGTGAACGCCGACTCGCCGAAGTCGACGATGTGGTCGGTCTCCCGGTCCTGCAGCAGCTCATCCACCGCAGTCGGCCGCGGGCAGCCGATCAACGAGCACGTCAGGTGCCCGCCGGCGCCGACGAACAGGGTCTGGCCGCAGCCCATCGGGCAGTAGCCGACGATCCTCCGGTTAGCAGCCACGGTCGCGCTCCAGCTGGTGCCGGGCGTCCTGCGCCGCGGTCGCCCGCACCGGCTTGCCGTCCAGCACGGCCAGGACCTCGCGGAGCACCGCCAGCTGCGCCTGGCCGCGGTTGCGGTCCCGGGACTTGCGGCTGGCCGCGGCCAGCTCCCGCGCCGCCACGGCCAGCAGGCCGACCTCGGCACGGGCCCGGTCGAGCCGGTGCTGCGCGGCGTCACCGGCGGCCAGCGCCGCGCGGACGTGATCGGCGTAGCCGGCATCGACCACCCGGATCCGAGGCGGCGTCATCGCGGCACCCACCACGGCTCACCGGCCGGGCCCTGCGGCAACAGCCTCCCGTAGCCACCCGGCGTCAGCAGCACCCAACCGCGGGAGGCGATGAGCACCGGCTCCCGCGCCGGGTCGCCCCAGCTGGAGACCAGCCACCCGTTGACCAACCCCCACTCCGGGTTGTCATGCACCCGGGCGTGGCAGCCGGACGGGCCCGGGCACAACGCGAGCAGGTTCGCCGGCCCGTCGGTGCCGCCCTGGCTACGGCGCAACCGGTGATGCGCCTCATACGCGTCCCGCGACAACGCGGCCCCGCACACCTCACACCAGCCGCCGGCGCGCACGTACGCCGCGAACCGCGCCACCTGCCACGCCGCCCGGGCCCGCCGCCACGCAGGCGAGACCCGCACCAGACCGACCCGCCGGGCCAACGGGGTACGGCGCCGCAGCCGACCCGAGCGCCTCACCGCGGC